TTCTCCTTTACCAGCCGAGTCGACTGGTATTTAAAATACCTAAAGAAGTGTTGTCAAGAATAAAAAACTGGTAATAAGTCGCTGGCGACAAATATAAAACCCATTCAGTTTGTTCGGGAGTCATGTTCACACTGTAACCCTCCAAAGCAACTAATTCAGTTGTGTCAGACCCAGCACCCGGTACACGATACGCCAAATTAAATAAAATTTCATCACGCAAAATCATAAACAATGTGTAAGCCGTGTCATTTTGTGCTCGATCAGAAAACCTTATTTCAAAGCGTAAATCTGTCGGATCAGAAAAAGTGTTAACAATCCATTCTGCGTTACCTTGCGCCTGTGTCGTGTTGAAGTCAACAGTTGACGACGAATAAAAAGTTGCGCCATAAGTTGAAACAGAGCTGGCGTTACTTGCTGTTTGGCTTGCTAACCCATTAGGCGAAATAGTTGCGGTGTTTATAAAAGATAATCCATTTTGGATTCGGGCAAATTGTTGATAACCAATAACGCTTGACGAAGAAGTACGACCAAACGAAACGGGAGTAATGGCTTCGAATTGTTTTCTGCCATAAAAGTTAATGCGTGCTGCGGCGCTGTCACGGTTTGTTCTTAAAATGCCACGTTCAGTTGCGTTTAGAATGTTCAACTGGTTTAAAACTGTGCCTGTGTAAGTTTGTGCTGAAGCCGTTGATTGCGTTTGCAGATTGCTTATTTTTACATTTGATGGCAACGGGCCACCTGAAAGCGAAGTGAATTGAGTCGCCTGCAATCCTGTGGTTTGTTGTGTCAACGACAAGGCGCTTGCTTGAACACGACCAGCCCGACCAAGTGCATCAACACAAACAAGAGTCGCAGTCGATAAACCAACATTGCCCGGATAATCAGAAAACGTTATTTCTTGAACTGCGTAAACATTTCCTGGGTCACTGCCGTAGGTGGCGTCTGTTCTGTCAGTGTCTAACAAAATTAAAGTATTAAAACTAAAATTTGTAATAAAATTTGAAGAGTTGTTTATCGTAATTGTTAAAGTGCCTGCGCCGTAATCATCTAAATATTTTGTACGACCGTACGACATTGAAGCACTAAGAATTTGCGAAGTAAATTCTGTACCTTTAGAAAACCCTGCAGGGTTGTAATAAAACTTCCAATTAGTAACAGCCATTACATAGCCCTGGTGTTCACAGGCACTGGGCCTGACTGGCGCACATACTGTTGTAGTGCTCTAACAATGCTATTGGGGTCGCCACCGTTCACATTGACGGTGATGTTCGCTCCGCCACCGACACCAAAGCTGCCGAGTTTTGACAACGGGATCACTGCTTCGGGTTCACGGCCTTCGCCAATCATGGCGATCGTCGGACTGGTGACGATTCCACCTTCGGCTAATCGAGGCAACTTAACTTCTGGGATACTTCCAAAGTTCACCCACGGTCCAGCTGCTTTGTCAATGCCGTCAAGGATCGTATTCAGTCCCTTGATAGCAAAGTTCAAACCCTTTTCCATTGCAAAAAGGACTGCGTTGATAACACCCTTGAACGCTCCGCCGATACCGTCAAAGATCGCCTTGCCAAGATCCGCCAATTCAGCAAACCCTGTTTTCACTGCACCGAACACGAACTGGACGACGCCCCACCAAGCCATGAAATAAGCCTTAAGGCCGTCAATGGCTTTACCAAAAATGTTGAATTTTGCTTGTAGTGCAACCAGTGCTGCAATGATTGCGATGATAACTACGACGCCAGTGGCGATCCACAGCGCCGAGAATGACGCGGTGAGTGCAGTGTTGAGTGCAAGAGTAAGGGCTTGGATTGCGTTGTAAACGGCAAGAGCTGCGTTGATACCGATGATCGCTGCAGCAAACGTGCCGACCACAACTCCAAGCGTGACGATCAACCCAGTGTTTTCTTGGGCCCATGTTGAGAACTTCAAAAGTGCTGGAAGCAGTTTTTCAACGAGTGGTGCGACAGCTGCGCCGATTGACTCCTTGAACTCGCCCATTTGAATCGACAAGTTCTTCATCTTGCCCGAGGTCGTATTTGCAGCAGTTGAGGCTTGATTCTTAAATGTTGCACCCAGACGACCGAATACTTCGTCGGCGTCAGCGCCTTCCTCAATCAACGAAGCCAGTGCCGGGTCTAACTTTTTGAGGGCTGTGAAGTTGCCGTTGTAAGCCTTACTGAGCGCGTCAGAGACTGCGCCTAGATCCTTGCCAGTGCCCGCGCTTATGTCGAGTGCAAGAGTGAGCAGATCTTGAGCTTGAGCAACATCGCCAGTGCCACGAACCAGTTTGTCGAGTGCCGGGCGAAGTTCATCGTCGGCAACAGCGGCGGCCATAGAAGTCTTGGTAATGAACTTTTCAACTGACGCAATCTGGTCATCGGTTGCGTAGGTCACGTTCTGCAGTGTCAACCCAAGTTTTTCGGCTGCAGCTTCATCTTCGGCGAACGCTTTGACAGCATCAAAAGCGACAGCGCCAAGAGCTGCGATAGCGAGCCCTGCAGGGACCGCTGCTTTCTTAATAGCAAACGCTGCTTTTTGACCGTTGGTTTCAAGTTTCTTAAAGTCGGCAATCGCTTTATCTATGCCCTTGGGATTCCACTCAGAAATGATTGGGAGGTTGATAGCCATCAGTTGAACTCTCTTTGTGCATCAACCATGAACTGGTCAATGATCGGCTTCAAAGCCCGTTCAGTTTCGGCGACCATCTGATCTATGTCTTTCCACATATAGCGCGACGGTTCACCCTGAAGAGCTGAGGCAAAATTAGGTCGGCGATACTTTGACTCTCGGCGCGACTTAGTGCCACCAGCACGGCCAGCCATGTCCGTAATCGCCACAGGAGCACCCTTGGTGACCACACGAACCACTGCAATCTGTTCAGCGCCAGCCGTCGCCGAACCCTTGCGAGGCTTGCGAGTATTCAACGAGATCTGCACCTTCTTGACATTGCCCCACCCGGTACGACCGTTGTGATTCATACCGCTCAACGGTGGCGTCGTTGGGACTCGACTATTGATCAGATCCACCAGCGGTTGAGCTGCAACTTTTGTGTCTTTAAGCAGAGTGCGACGAATAGCAGGATTGATCTTCTGCATCTTCTTCAATGCGTCTTGCAGACCATAAGTATCAAGTCTCAGATCTGCTGGCATCAGGTTTTCTTTCTCTGCTCGTTGATGATCTGCACACAAGTTGCTAGATCGTCTGTCTCAAATGTTATTTGTGGAGGCCAGAATCCAGTCTCAACTAGCAGAGCTGCTAGCTGACGTCGGTGGCCTCCTGCGTAGGGACTGCGGATTCAGTCTCCACAACTTCTAGATCTTCTAACTTTTTGACGAACTCATCAAATGAGACTGGGACCGGGTGACCTTGCTGTTTACTGGCCTCGTAAGCCATGAACGCTAGATCTTCCATCCCGATCCCATTGCTCAGATCTGATGCTCGTCGCTTAAATTTACGCTCCCACGAAATGATCACAAACAGGTTCGTGATTACTCGGTAAGTCTCACCATCGGTAAGTCGGACGCTAAGTGTAAGTTTCATGGTTCTCCTAGTCGGGATTGGATCAGTTTACGGATTACGGCGTGACGATGTCGCGACCGTAGGTGCCACCCTTGAACACGGCTTCAACGACTGACAGTTCGCCGACGGTTGCGTTAATCGGGGTGACGGTCTCTAGGTAACAACCAGTGAGCGTGTACTCAGGATTCGAAGCGGACTCAGTTGTTCCAGACGGGCTGACAACGATAGTGGAGGCAACACCGAACAAAGTGTTCAAGTATGTTTCTACTTCGGTCGTTCCGTAACCTTGGAACAAGGTCAAGGTCAACTCATTGCTGAACAACCCAGCCGTGTAGGTGCGGGAAGTCTGGCCGAAGCTCGTGTTTTCAAGCGCCTCTGCCGTAAGGGTCAATACCGCTGCAGAACAGTTGTTGGTGAGCGCGATTGCTGACGGGCTGGTGACATTGACGGTTGGGTTTGATAGGTAAGTTGTGGGCATTGTTTTGTCCTTTTATCTGCGGCTTGAGCCGATTCTAATTGTGAGGTCGTAAGCAGGTAGATCTTGCGATCCGATCTGAGCAAGTGAGGGCCGTCCAGATACAACTGCAAGAGAAGAGTTCATGAGTTGATCAACGACTCCAAGTATGTAGTCCGTAGTGTCGCTGTTGCCGGGTGGCGCGCCCAACACTCGGAGATCAATCGTGACGTCCGCTGTTTGGTTATTGAACGCAGTGAAAACAGGAAGCTCAATGAAAACAGTAAGAGGTCGAGCGTTGCGAGGATCAGTGACAGGCTTAAGCCCGAGAGCCGTGATCGTTGCTGAGACAGCGTCAATCGCGTCCGTGAAGATGCCTGCCATTTCATGCACACTGCGATCGTTTAATGCCGAGCAACTGGTTGACTCGACCCAAGGTCATGAGCGGTGGTCCTGTCATGTCACCAAACGACGCGTAACTGTCTCCAGTTGTGCCGCGTTCACGGTAAAGCCCTGCGGCGTAAAGCGTGGTTCCTAACAGTGCAGCACTGTCAGGGACGGTCGTAAGACTGTCGTGGTAACCAGCCTGCACGCGACGCCTGAAACACCAGGAGTTTGCAGCTGCGACACAAGTCGTTAGGAACGCGGTGTCATTTGCCGTGGCCGACGAGATCCCAAGAAATTCTTGAACAGCTGCGACCGTGGTCCATGTGCACGTCAAGGTCCATGTCAAAGTTCCAAACGGATCGGCAGCTGATCGTTCTAGATCGTCGCCAACATCTTGAAACATCAACTGGTTGACAATGATTTCGTTTTCGTTGTAAAGCAGGTCGCCTGCTTCGTTAACGCCA